ATGGTTAAACAAATGTTCGCTGTTGTACAAAATATAAAGGGGATGAGGGTAGTGGTAATAGAAAAAGATATAGATTACATAGATAACTTAAATCTAATAAGAGAATTATTTAAAAATAAAACTGAGGCAGAAATAACGCAAATCCTAATTTCTATAGCTGATAAAGAGATTAAGGATATTAAAAATAAAAGCAGTTAACTAATAAGGTTAATTGCTTTCGTTGTCATTATTATTTAACATGTCCTGTATTTTAATATGTTTAACTATTATTTGAGCTAACTCTTCATATGTCTTATTCTCATAATCAAATCCCTTGTTTATCATTATATTTCTAAATTCATCTAAAGCTTCAATTTCTTTTTTAAATTCTTTTTCCACACTGTCTTTAGCTTTTTTTCTTAGTTCATCTTTATGCTTCTCTTGGTCATAAGGATCTCTTACATCAGAAGCACCCATTAAGTAATCTAGAGATACATTAAAATATTCAGCTATTTTCTTTTTTATTTCATCATCAGGAGTACTTTTTCCACTTTCATATAAAGATACAGTAGATTTTACTATGCCAAATACTTTTCCGAATTCTTCTTGTGTTAAGTTTTTTTCTGTTCTTAATTCTTTGATTCTTTTTGCAAGTGTAGACACTTTATTCACTCCTTTGAGTTTATAAATCTTAAACTTAATTAAATTATATCTTATTTTTTTATATTTGCTATTAGAGTTGATGAAAGTTCAATTTATTTTCAAAAAACTCTTGACAGTTGAAGAAACATAAACTATAATTGAATTATAAAGTTGAAGTTACTTAAACAATAGGGGGTGTTAGCATGAGCGAAATTTTAAAAAAGATACGATTAGAAAGAGGATATACTCAAGAATATATGGCTGAAAAGCTTGGGTATAAAGATAAAAGCGGATACAACCACCTTGAAAATGGCAATGTAAAACTTTCAGTAGAACGAGCTATGAAATTAGCTGAGATATTAGATGTTGAGCCATTAATTTTTTTTAACAATCAAGTTCAAGAAACTTAAACTATAAACAATTCATCTTATGACAACTTAATTATCTAGAGGAGAGGTGAAGAAATGAGAATTAATGATAAAGGAGAAATTCTTACAGCTAAAGATTATCTAGGATTAACACTAGAAGAGAGAGTTGCTCTTTTAGAAACAGAAGTATCAAAAATTGATTTGGCTTTCTTAATAAATCAAAAGAGAGATGCAGAAACAAGATTGTTTTTTAGCAGTAGACTTATTACTTTTATGTTTGGCGTAATATTTGGAACAATAGTTACTTTGATAATCTTTAAAATTAGCTAAGTTTTCCCAAGTAATATCCAAACAAAAGAATTATAACATTCCATATGCATTGAAATATGGCAGTTGAAATATTAGACATTTTTTCATGATAATAATCCCAACCTTTTTGAGTTAAAAAGCAGCTATATGATGTTGAATTTTCATTTTCGTGTTCATTCAAAATAATTAGACCAATATTGTATAAAACTTTAAGCTGATGAAATTTATAATCTCTGCCAACTGGGAGATACCAAGTATTAGAATGAATTTCATCAAAAATAAAAGGGATTGGGGCATAAGCTCCAATAGAGTTTACATTAAAAGAAACAATAGATCTTAATATGAAAAAATGAACTATAATATACAAATTTATCAACTCCTTTCATGGTTATAATTCTATCACAAAAGGAGACAACTTCAACAAAGAATCATATGGAATAGGACAATTTAATTATCTCATAAAAATAAACTCAAAAAAAGTAGTAAGTGTTGGAAGAATTGGAAGGGGTGAGAAGGGATGGAATTAGAAATTTTAAAAAGAATAGAGGAATTAGAAAAAAGAACTGCTACTCTTGAAGGGCAAGTTCAAGAGCAGCAAAGTACTAAAAATTGTGAGCATCTTGTCTTTTACTATCTAAATATGGCTCAATATCTAATCAATAAAGCACTTCCATTAGTTATAAGCTTTGATGAATTATTTGCCAACGAGCCAACCCATGAGTGCGTTTCCAATGGCAATAGTAATATCCGAATGTTTAGCGAGTAAATCAGAAAATTTTGCTAAAGTACCTTTGCTAACAGGTTGATTATCTTCGGTAATTATTTCAATTCTATCAATGAGCTTGTTTAATTCTTCTTGTTCATCAGCAGGTTTAGAAGAAACTAAGGAGCGAATCTCACTTAAGCTGTATCCATTATTGATAGTTGCATTATTATAATTGCCAACAATTGCTGAACCATAAATAGCACCAATTGAAAAAGTAGAGTTATCTTTTTTAGAAGTTGATTTTTTATATTCTGATTCTGACAGATATTCAGCCATCCAAGCTAATACTTGATTAGATTTAGATATTGCTTGGACATTTTTAACAAAGTATTTTTTATTAGTTGGAACATGAATAAGCCAATCATTTTCACTAACATCAGCATTGCCATCAAGCTGTATGGTGTTTGGGTAATCCTTGCCACAAAAGAAACCTTTAGTAGTGGATATTATTAAATTATTACGTTCTATAGAAAAATCGTCACCATGCATACTTAAAACTTTATCTAGCTTAGATTTAATCACAAAATTCACCTCCTATACTTCAATATATTGTATCTATGCAAATACATTATATCATGCAAAGGAGAACGAGTTAATGAGAATAGCAGAAAATATTAAAAAATTAAGAGTAGAAAGAGGTTTAACCTTAAGACAATTGGCTAGTAAATCAGAACTTGCATTTGGAGCAATAGGAAATATAGAAAGAGGGGTTATTAAGGATCCACAAATCAGTACGGTAATAAAATTAGCAAAAGCTTTAGAGGTAACAGTGGCAGAGTTAGTGGAAGATGAAACAGCATAGGAGGTGAGAATAGTGGATTTAGAAAAAAGAATTAAAGCAACATGGGAAGCACTTGCAGAATATGGAATTTATACGGAAGAAGATTTAGATAATGCATTAAAAACAATGAAACCATTAAATATTGGATGCATGGTTTCTCCACTCAAGGAGAAACCCATCAATGAAGAACTTCAAGTTGCTAAGTAGATTAAAAAAGGAGTAATACAGATGAACCTTAAAGAAATTTTAAAAGAAAATGGCTATGAAATTATATCAGAAGTAGAAATGAAATATTTCAGACTTAAATTTATAGAAGAAAAGCTAAAGGGAATGATGAAGAAAAAAGATTTATATAATTACGATATCACTGGAAGTTTTAATGTGAAAATATCAGAAGTTGGATTCAATGGATATGGGAATTTGTATATAGTACTTGATTCTTTAGATAATGAACATTTTGAAGAAGGAGATTGTTTTGATGTCATAGGAGATGAAGTAGAAGGGAGGGAAGGAAGGGATGAAACAAATTAGACTAATAAGTTTCACATGTAAAGCAGAAGAGCTAACTAAAAAGTTAAATGAGGAGTGGGAAAGGTTAGAAAAGGTTAAGAAAGAAAAGGAAAAGAGAACAGCTTAGTTTCTTCATTAATTAAATTTTATCACGAAAAGAGGTGAAATTGAATGAATGAAAGTTGCAGAAATATATATCAATTAGCTAGAAATATTGCAGGTTTAACCCAGATAGAAGCAGCCGAACGTCTTAATGTAAGTGTAAGAGCATTAGGAAATTATGAGTTAGGAAATACAGTTCCTCATGGAGATATAGTAGCTGCTATGGCAGAAATATATGAAGCTAAATGGCTAGGATATGAACATCTAAGACAATCTACAGAGTTAGGAAGGCAGATCTTACCAGCTATTAATGTAGATGACATAGCAAAATCAGTTTTAGTACTTCAAAAGGAATCTAGTGATGTGGAAGAAGTAAAGAATTGCATGGTGAAAATTGCCTGTGACGGAAAAATAGACAAGCATGAGGAAAAGAGGTGGAATGAAGTAACTAAAGAAGTATTTGAAATGGCAGGTGCAGCACTTTCAGTAGTATTTTCAAAATAAGGAGGTGGACAAGTTGTTAAGCACAGAAACAGCATTAGACCTTAGATATAATATAGCAGCCCTAGCTATAGCTATATGTTCAGAAGAGTTCATGCTGCCTGAAAAAGCATTTTCAGTAATTGCAGATAAAAATTTTCAGCTAAATTATGATGATGTAGAAGATATGATAGCACTTCTTAATCAAGGTATGACTTATAGGAAGATTGCAGAAATATACGGAAGTACAGATTCAAATATATTTCATAGAGTAAAAAGATATAGAGCCAAAAAAGAAAAAGAGCTATCAGACCGCCATCTGAAAAGCTCAACGAATTAAAAAATATTTTAATAAATAAATTATACCATAGATTGGAGGAAATTTAAATGGCAGATTTTTGTTTAAGATGTGGAAGGGCTTTAAAAAATAAAGAATCGGTTGAAAGAGGATACGGTTCTGGTTGTTATAAAAAAATAAAAGCAGAAGAGAAAAAGCGTGATGAAGTCCAGAAATTCAATGAAGTAATGGAAGAAATAGAAGGACAAATTAACTTTGTAGATGAACTTAAAAGGAAGTGTTCATAATGAACTGTCCTAAATGTAATAGACCAGTAACAACTAAAAAGTATGAGTTATTCTATTGTCTATGTGGAAAAGTTTTAATGGTAATTGAAGTTAATAAAACAAAGATGGTTGTGGATCATACACCAAAAGAGGAGGAAAAATAATAGATATGCACGTGAATGATATGGATAGAGAAGAACTCCTAATGGAACTAGGTAATTATAGATTTGCACCAGGACACGGTCCTAATTATGAAAAGATGTCAGATGATGAACTAAGGACATTGTTAGAGCGATTTAGAAAGTTATTTGAGGAGGAATAAACATGTCAAATGAAATGGTATTCAAAGAAACTAATACAATGATGATAATAGATGGTTTAAAGCTAGATAGAGTAACGGATTCTATGAATAAGATAAATCAATTTCAACAAGTTGTACAAAACGCATTGGTAGAAGGTCATGATTATGGAGCAGCTTTCTATGGTTCCAAAAAACCTAGTCTATTAAAACCAGGAGCAGAAAAGATATTGATGCTATTAGGTTTAGCCAGTGAATATGAAATCATGGAGAAAATTCAGGATTACGAAGAAGGATTCTTCTCATATACCATTAGATGTATTCTAACTAAAGATGGACAAGTAATTACTGAGGGGCTAGGTCACTGTAATAGCAAAGAGAAAAAGTACGAGGGTGATAAGCAAGATAAATATATGTTAGGAAACACATGTCTTAAAATGGCCAAGAAAAGAGCACAAGTAGATGCAGCTCTTACAGTAGGAAGTCTATCCAATATATTTACTCAGGACTTGGAGGATATGGTTCAATTTAATAATAATGAGAGAATTGAAACAATGAACCAAAATGATGCAGAAAACATAAAAATTAATTTTGGTAAGTATGGCAAGAATGGTGGGAAAACACTAGGGGAAATTCTTGCTATAGATAGAGGATATATAGAGTGGTTAAAAGACAATGCAAGAGATGAAGTGGTAAAAAAAGCTGCAGTAATGTTGCTGAACTCTAAAGAAGAAGCAAAAGGAAAAGTAAACAATGAAACTGGTGAAATACACGATAATATACCACCTGAATTTATGGACAACCCATTTGATAGTGAAGATATACCATTTTAGATTAGGGGGAGCAATCCCCCTTGGCTATAAAAGAAGGTGATAGATTGAGTAGTTGGATTAGTAAAGAAAAAAGGTTAAGAATTTATAAAAGAGATAATTTTCGATGCAGATATTGTGGAAAGAGATTAGTTCAAGGTCAATTAAGTACAGATCATATAGTTCCTAGAAGTAAAAGAGGAACAAATAACGAAGATAATTGAATTGTGAAAGCTAGGTGATTAAATGCCTAATGATAAAGAGATATTAAAAGCTGAATTAGATGATGGATATGGAAGAGTGGCAAATTTATTACTTGAAGCTCTTTCAATATCTAAGTTAAATGGGAAACAAATGAGTATATGTCTATTTATTATTAGAAGGACCTATTCATGGAGGAAAAAGTCGGATGAAATAACTTTAAATGAATTTGCTTTAGCCTGTGATAGTTCTGAAACATATATGTCAAAGCAGATAAAACAATTAATATCTTGGGGAGTAATAAGGAGAAATAATTACTCTCCAGGTAAAACACCAGAGTATGAAATAAATACAAGGGTTGAAGAATGGGACAAGGGTTGTCTGAACAGACAAGGGTTAGTAGAAAATATAGTAAATAAGCTATATGTAGAATCTGACCTTGAACAAAAAGACAGGGGTTATCCGAACAGACAAGGGTTGAACGAAAAGACAAGACAACCCTTGAACAAAAGGACAAGGGTTGTCATGCCTTTAGATATTGAAAACACAAGGATAGAGGGGTCTCTTAAAGAAAGTAGTAAAGAAATTACTACTACTGCTATAGGGGAAATGGAGTCCCCAAAAAATAATCTTGTCGCCGATACAGATGCCGACTCTGTACAACAAGATAAAGATGATGAAAAGAGAATTAAAGATTTACAAAGAATAGAAGATTACTACAAACGTGAAATTAGGGGAAAAGCAGTCTGTGGAGGTACTGATTTAGTTAATATAACTAATACCTATGAAAAATACAAAGATGTAGATTTTATCATATCTGTAATGGAAAAAGCTAAACAAGATTATATAAGCAGATATGGAAAACTTGAAATAAATTCATTTAGTTATTTTGATTCTATTTTTGAAGAAAGATGGAGGCTTTTACATGCAAAAAAAGATGAAGTAAAAGATAAAATACCAACTAACAAAAACTATAATAAGAAAAAAGTTCAAGCAAAAAAGACTAAATTTCATAACTTTGAAGGAAGAACTGAAAAATACACAGCTGAACAATTAGATGATATAGCAGAGAGAAAAAGAAGAGAACACTCTGAAAGACTAAAAAAGCAGAACGAAGTTCTATAAATAAGAAAAACAAAAATCGAGGATAAACCTCGATTAATGTAGAGACTAACATCTTCCGCCAAAGAAACCATCACAGTTACAGAAAATAACCACTAAAAGCAAGAAAAAGAACAGCAAAGAATTATTATTATCACAATCTTTGCCACCTAATAAATCAACCATACAAATACCTCCTATTTAGTATTTGGTCTAAGTAAATAACCTAATAACAATATATGAAAAGTATTGATAAAGTGTTAATTATTATTTATAGAGGAGTGATAAAGTGAATAAAACTAAAATAATAACAATATCAGAAGAAGCAGCAAAATTACTAAGAGAAAACCCAACATGGACATATAAAAAAGCTATAGATAAAGCTAAGGAGATGATCAGCAATGAAAAGGTTAGTAATGAAGAAACTAAAACTATGGAAAAAGCTAATTAAAGGCACATTACTTAAAGAATATATAGCAAATAGTATTTTAAAATAAGGGGTGTATTTATGGGATATCACAAAGGAGATGCATTTGAAAAAATAATAAATATATCAAATAAAGTTTATCAAAGAAAAGGAATAGCATTAGTACAGAAAATACCTACACCAATGAAACCTATTAGAAGAGGAAAACAAATAACATCAGCTTACTACGAAGAAAAAAGCACACTAGACTATATTGGAGTATATGAAGGAGTACCAATAGCCTTTGACGCAAAAGAAACCAAAGAAGAAAACAGATTTCCTCTTGGCAATATTCAGGGTCATCAAATTGAATTTATGAAAAACTGGTACAACCATGGAGGACTAGCTTTCCTTTTAATCCATTTCACCAAGTTAGATACAGTATATAGATTAGATTGGTTAACTTTAAGTTGGTACTGGAAGCAATATCAAGAAAATAGAGGAAAAAGAGGATTTGGAAGCATAGCCTTTAACGAATTTGAATGTAACTGTAAAAAACTAAGGTCTAGAGATGGCATAATGCTAGACTACCTGGAGGGGATAGAAAGTGAAGAAATTAAGAATAACAGATGATAACACAGGAGAAATAATACTAGAAAAAGAATTCTCAGGAGGATATCACTTTATATATACAAACCTACATGATGCAGGTAAACTACACCATATAAGAGATTTAGACAATGGTAAATTTGGAGAAAAACACTGGATTAAAAATTTTATATATAAACCTATAGCCACAAGATTAATTAAAAAATTTGAAGAACTAAAACATATAAAACCATCAAAGATTTTATTTATAGAAGACATGGACTATGAAGAGCCGAAAAGTTCAAAACCTAAAAAATATTGGCGGGCAAGAATAAGTAAAGCTAATAAACAATTTTCAGAAATGACAGGATATGAATACATCTTAGAAACAAGAAATTACTATATTGAGAGAATGAGCAGAGAACAGATAATAGCTTTAATCTATCATGAACTTAGACATATTGGAAAAGACGGAGACATGGTAAAGCATGACATAGAAGATTGGAATAACATGATAGCAACACTAGGAACAGATTGGGCAACAACCCAAGCTAAAATAAAGAATCTCCTAGAAGATGAAATCCTTTGGAGAGAATTAGAACCACTGGCAAAGCAATTAAATGTATTTAATTTTCACGAATACAGTAAAGCAGATGGAAAAGATAAAAAGGCTTTATAGGAGGGATAACCTTGGACAAGCTAATACAATTATGTTTCAGAAGCATTATTAGGCAAGTCAATGGAGATAAAGATATTTCAGAACAATACAAAGAGCTAGCCATGGAAGAATACAAAGAACATGAAGACACAATAAAACTTATATATGAGAATAAAAATCAAAGAAAACATATAAAGAAAAAGCATAATCAGAAGGATAAATGCACCTATAGAGTAGAGGACATTATTCCAAGGAAAGTAAAGAAAAAACTATATGAGATGGTGAGCTAAAGGTAGGAGATGAATATGAAAAAGATTAGATGTATTAAATGTGGCAAATTACTTCTTGAAGCAGAGGGAAAAGGTGAGACAATATGTCCTAGATGTAAGACTAAGAATAAATATGATACTAAAGAAAAGAACACTTAACATAGTTGGCGTTTTAAATTTTCAATTTGTTTTTCCATATCAGATATTTGTTTTTTAAGTTCTTCTTTAGATTGTAAACTTTGTTGTTGTGCAGCTTTAGTAAGTAAACTAGCACCAATTTGTGTAAAAATATTGCCTAAAACATTAAGTTCGTCACTAGTTAAATCTTGTGAAATTAAAATAGAAAATAAAGAGCTTATAAGTACTAGGGTATCAGGGCATATATTTGAAGAACTTGACATTTATATCACCTCATAAGTAGTATATGTATATTTATGTAAAATGGCACAATATGTTATTTATGTGTCGGAAAGGAGAATAGTAATGGTTAGAATAATAAGTTTTGAAGATGATTGTGCTCAAGTAGATTGGGCTGATGCTATTGATGAAGGTATAGCAATTGGGCTTAAAGTTGCAATGGAAAACAGAAACAGAGAAATAGAAAAAATTGATGTAAGGATACCTTGTGGATATGGGGTAGCTACTGATTACACTATTAAAAATGAATGCCCTAAATGTAGGGGAAAACTTATAAAAAAAGGTGTCCATAATGGGTGTTATGATGGAGAATTTACCTATGTAGATAAGTTAACTTGTGAAAATGATTGTTTCTTTTATTATTCAGAATTAAGAGAGCACAATGGAATTAAAGATTAATATATCACTGAATATGATAAGTAAAATATTCACCAAATTAAATAATTAGAGGCTCTAGAAGCCCAGGGAGATAAAATCCTTGGGTTTTTCTTTTTTGAATAGGAATAATGATGTCAATCAAATGGAGAAAACATAAGATTTTCGTCAACCAAGGAGGGAGGATATGCAGGAACTTATAGGAGAAATAGAAAGACTAAGGAAAGATTTAAACAATACAATAACAGAGCTTAACAAAGTAGGATATACAAAAGCAAAGGCAGAGTACTTATATAGAGTAGCATTAGCAAAAGAAATTCTTTTAAATAAGGATAGAGGATTGCCAGCTACATTAAATAGTGACGTTTCTAGAGGAAATGAGATTGTAGCCAAATGTAAATTTAATAGAGATGCAGCAGAGTCTTTATATGACTCTACATATGAAAGATTAAGAGCAATTAAAGTAGAGATTGGAATAGTAACAGATCAGATGAATGCTATTAGGAAAGGGGAGTAGAACTATGCAACTGAAAAAAGAAATAGAAATTTGTATAAAGAAAACATCAGAAAAAACAGCTAGGGAAGTAGTAGAATCATTAAAGAAACAAAGAATGATTAAAATCGATATGAATTTTTATAAAAAGACAGAAATAGTATTATATAATTATGAAAAATTAAAGTTAGCAGTAAAGCAAAAAGAAGAAGATATAGAATATATAAAGAAGAATGGATTACCTGGAAAGTCAAAATCAATAGTATTCTATAGTACATCAGGTGGAAATGTAAGTGCTGGAGATAGATATATAGAATTAATAGAAAAATATAAAGTTGAAAAAACAGAAACTGAAAGGGATATAGCAAGAATAGATAATGCATTAGATAAGGTAAGAGATGATAAATACTTTAAGATAATAGAATTAAAATATTTGAAGCAAGAAGCAAAAACAGATGAAGAAATAGCAGAAATGTTAGAAAAGGATCAATCAACAATAACAAGAAACAGAAATAGACTTATGAACTCCATAAAAACCATATTATTTCCAGAAAGCATAAAAGAAATAATGTAATCAAAATTAATTTTGCATAATTCGTGCATAAAACGTGCCATTGAATGTATGAAAACTTTATAGTAAGATGGTATTGTGGAAAAAATGTAGAATATATACAAATTTTCCAAATCATATGTCTTATAAAATTAAATAAGGATTTACACTAAGTCTCACCAAAATAGGTGAGATTTTTTATTAAGTAGAATTACGTTCTTAATAGATATGCTCATAATAGATAGTCTAAATCTAAAAATATAATAATTATGTAATAATAGAACCCTTCGTGTATAATATATATATCGAATTAATATAAAAATATTATATTTTATTACCAGATAGGAGGGGTATAATTGCATAATATTCAAGTGGAAGAATTTGCAGTACAAGCTGTAAAGAGTATATTTTTAAGCCAAAGCAATTTAATACCATATATTGATTCTAACGATAAATACCCAACTTGGGATGGAGAAGTTATTTGTTATAAAAATAATAAAATAAATAAAGATAATATTCTTGGAAGAATACCTGTACAAGTTAAGGGAACAAAAGTTGATGAATTTACTTTTGGTCATAGTAGAACATTTCCTTGTGAGATAAATGATTTAAAAAACTATAAGAATGATAATGGAGCAATGTATTTTGTTGTTGAGGTAAAAAGCTCAATAGAACAGAAAGTTTTTTTAGCTAAATTTCTACCTAAAAAATTAAGTGATATTCTAGCAGAGGCAGAAAAACGAGGGAATAAGAAAACTATCTCATGTAAATTTCATCAAGTAACAGATAAGAATATATTAAATGCATGTTTATCATTTATTAAAAATAGAGATATACAGAAAAGTAATATTGTAGTAGATTTTGAAGAATTGATGCATAAAAATAAGATAGAAAAAATACACATGATTGGAGATATCTCTATAGAAAAAAATAAAGCTCTTCTTGATGCAAATGAAACTTATTTATATGCATATCTAAGAGATATAGATAAACCGGTTACTATTAGTAATTTAAGCAATTTTCTAGAAATGTATAACTTGCATTTTGGGATTAACTCAAAGCTATCTATAAATGGGGAGATGTATCCAAATAAAATTTTTAGTGGTCTTAGTAAAGATAGTAGATTTATAGCAATAGATTCTTTTATAAAAATATTTGAAGATGAAGAAAATAAAAAAGCAAATATAGAATTTAAATTTAATGGAAGTTTAAAAGATATTATCAGTACCTTAAAATTTATTAACGATGTGGCTGTGCATGAATCATTTAATATTGATAATATAGATTTTAACTTATCGGAGATTACCAACATTTCAAGTAAAGATTATTTAGATTTCAAAGTATACATCCAAGAGCTATATCAATTTTATAAAGATTTAAGAAAGTTATTGGATATATTTAACATTGATGAAGATATTTCTGTAACCAATTTTTCGGATGAAGAATTTGCAGACCTTAACTACTTAATCGGATATTTTTTATACAACATGAAAATAACTTTAAATAGCAAGGTAAAAGAAGATAATTTCATAAATCTTATGGAAATCAAAATTGGGAATATTTTATTGTTAGCATGGGGAGTGAAGATACAAAACAATAGTGATATTCATCCTATATTTAAAGATGATATTTTTAATCTATCATATAAAAAAATTAAAAACACAATCATTAAATATGATATAGAGCTTAAGATTAGGGAAACTTATATATCTAGTTTTTTTAGGCTAGATAAAAATATTTTATGTAAACCACACAATGGTTTTACTAGTGAGAAGATTTTAAGAGATATTAGCTACTATGAGTTTACTGACGAATTTATATTAGCAATGAATGGCTTTATATTAGAATTGATAAATGCATATGATGAATGTGAAAACGGAGAATTGTTAAGATTAGCATTAGAATTAATAAAAAAGGTTAAAGAAGTAAAAGAAGTAGATATCTATATGTATATAAATGAACAACAAATAAAAAAAAGAATAGGACACCTTAAAAAAGATGATATTTTTAAACTAGCTGATATATATAAAAATACAGAAGATTTAGCAACAAAGTTTGGTATAGATGTTATCATGGATGATAAAGAGTCAGCGTATAAACATTTCAATGAAATGGGATTGGAAGATAGGGATAATTATAAAAATTATCCTATATATAATCTTTATAAAAAACTGATATCTAAATAAAACTATTATATAAAAAATAAAGGTTTAAAAATATCTCACTTAATTTTTAAGGTGAGATATTTTATTATATAAGATTAACAGTTAGAACAAATATGCTCATAAATGATAATAAAACAATGAGGTGAGAAGATGGATTCAAAAGAATATATAGTTTATAAGTGTTTAAATTGCAATAGAAGTTTCATTCTTCTTGCCAGTGAAGTAAAGTATAATGAGAATGAATCTAAATACATAACTTGTCCCTATCATGGAAAACATAGGAAAATTATAGTCACAGGAGCTTATGATTCTGTAAAGGAATGTATGCAGGAGAGAAGTTATAGGAGAGATAAGGGTAAGATGAAGCAAATTAAATAATTGGCATCGATAAATGAGGTGTAAACACTATTCTAAAACCCTGTACTGATAATTGAAATCATCAAGAAAATCTTGTATACTATATCTAGATAAAAGCACAGAGGAATGAAAATATGAAATATTTATTTTGGAATACAAATAAAAAAGATATAAATAGAGAGCTCATTAAGCTAATAATAGAATTAAACTGTGATATCATAGCATTAGCTGAATATACTGGTCTTGTAAAAGATCTTGTTGATGTATTATGGCTCAAAGGATATTTTTATGTAGCTGTTCCTAAAATAGGATGTGATAGAATTCAGATATTAGTTAAAGAGGAGTTCAGGGATATTGAACATTTAGATGAGCAATCATATTATACAATCAAAGGAATAATAAATGATAAACGAGAATTTGAATTAATTACATTTTTACATTTAAGTAGTAAATTATATGCTGAAGAAGAAGATATGTTAATTTTCGTAGAAGATATAAAACAAAGATTAGAAATACTAGAAGACAAATTTAATACAAAAAAATCTATAATATTAGGTGATTTCAACATGAATCCATTTGAAAAGCCAATGGTTATGGCAGCAGGATTTCATGCATTATCATGCAAGAGAACAGCAAAGATGAAAAAAAGAAAAATAAAAGGTAAAGAATATTCCACTTTTTATAATCCAATGTGGAATAATTTTGGTGATAATAATAAAGTACCAGGTTCATATTTTTATTCAGCTTCAAAGCAAACATCATATTTTTGGAATATATTTGATCAAGTAATAGTAAGACCAGAAATAGCAGACAATATAAGAAATATAAGATTTATAGAAGGTGTAGATAGTTTAAAGTTAATTAATGAAAATGGAAGACCTAATACCAACATTAGTGATCATCTGCCATTATACTTTGAAATAGGAGGGAATTTAGTATGAAAAATTTATGGGGTGATATAAATGATGCAGAAAAGATATCAGCACCTAAAGAAATATTGAAAAAGCAAGCTGAATATTTAGAGCACATGACAAGAGGCAAAGTAGAAGCAAGAGTGAAAAACGCAGATTACGTACACCTGGTAACTAGTTCAGATACTCGAGAATTAGTGGAGTTTGATTTTATATATGATTTTTATATAATAAGTAAGAATGTACCTAATTACACTTTTAGTATGATGAAAGTTGCTCATAATATAGACTTTTACCCTATAATCATAAGAATGGAACCTTCTATCTATTCAGATGTTGAAAAGAGATTAAAAGATTTGCGTATAAAGGTTGAAGGGTCTAATAATATAGATGTTATTGTAATAGATGAAGATCAATTTATGGATGCATTGAGTTTGATACTATCATCCACAAAAGTTAAGAAAGTAATAAACAGACTGTTAAGTTTTCCAAATGAAGATGATATACCATTCTAGAGTAAGCGATATGCTAGAAAAATAATTGATACAAGGTATTAAATTACAATATTTTATAATTAAAAAACAAAGATAACATATAAATCTCACCTGTCTCAGGTGAGATTTTTTACATAAAATAAATAATAACGTTATTTTTAATCGTGTAACATTAAAGGGTGATGATATGGCAAGACCAAGTAAAATAGAACAATATGGCTTAGAAGATAAGATACTAAAATTAAGAAATAACGATAAAACTTTTAACGAAATAGTAGATATCGTTAAGGAAGAAGATAATGTTAATTTGTCGGCCATGGCAGTAAAAAGATGGCTAGATAAACATGAGGATAAAATAGATGAAAAGGCAGTAGAAGTAATTAGAGAAGATAAAAGAAGGGTAGCCAAATCAATAAATCAAACTTATGATATTATTCAAACCCAATTAGATATATCAAATAGAGTGTTGAATAAATTAGATGGGATAGATGATATAGAAAGCATAATAATTAAAGCTGCAAAAGATGCATTTGATTATACGGAATTTATTGGTCATGGAATTACATTAGGACAATTTGCAGACAGCATAGGAAAGAGGATTTCAGATAATATAAAAGATTATACAATGTTAACCAGAGAAGTTAGAGAAAATAATAAATTCTTGGCTGAATTGAAGAGTAAAATATATGATTTTCAATTAATCCAGGAGTTTATATCTATATTTGTTTCTGAATTTGAAAAATATGATCCAGTTACAACAGATAAAGTATTAAAAGAAATATCTAATAATCCTAGAATGAGATGGATTGCTGAAGAACAAAGAAGGATACGAGGTGGATAGGTGATGTAAAATGCTAATTGATATTTTAAATGAGATAGAGCAGAAAATAGAAACTACAGAAAATAATTCAAAGCAGCTATCCCCTAGTGAATATATAGAAAAATACCTATATATCAAAACTAAGGATAAGAAAGTTATACCTTTACCTATGAATCCAATACAAAGAGAGTATTGGAAAGAAAAGACTAATAGAGACATCATCTTAAAACCTAGGCAACTAGGTTTTACTACTTTAAAGGTAGCACAATATTTTGAAAAGGTTATTAATGAAAAAAATGTAAATGCAGTAATAATAGCACATAATGCGGATTCTACACAGAAAATATTTTCATCAGTTCAATTAATGTATGAAAATTTACCAGAAGAGAAAAAACTGCAGTTAAACGATGGAATGAACAAACCTAAGTATGGCAATAGAAAGGAATATTACTTTGTAGGGAATAATAGCAGAATTTCAGTTGGTACTGCTGGGAATGCTTCCTTTGGTCGTGGTGATACAGTAAACTATTTACACTGTTCAGAGGTTGCCTTCTGGCCGAATCCCGAAGAGTTAATGACAGGGTTGCTGCAAGCAGTTCCTTATGACGGAGAAGTATGTATAGAAACTACTGCTAATGGTGTAGGTAATTATTTCTATAGAACCTACTTTGAAGCTAAAGAAGGCCAAAGCAGGTTTACTAATCACTTCTATAGATGGTTTGATCATCCTGAATATAAATTAGAATTAGATCCAGGAGAAGAAATAGAACTAGACCAGGAAGAGCAGCAGTTGGTGGATACATATAATCTATCTTTAGAACAAATTAAATGGCGTAGATGGAAAGTATCAGAGATGCCTGATAAAGATGGACTATCCAAGGAAGATATATTCAGACAAGAGTATCCTGAAGATGAAATGTCTTGTTTCCTAACTAGTGGTAGACCTGTATTTGATGTTAAGAAGTTAATGGTCATAAGAAAGAGGCTAGAAAAAGAAAGAGATAATTATACTAAATATACTATAGATCATGCTGCAGAGATTAGAATAATAGAAAATGAATATGATGAAATAGAAGTAGTATTTGATGATTTTATTCATGAACAGTACAAAGGTGAATTAAAAGTATATGAAGAACCTAATCCAGACTTAGAATATGTAATAGGTTCAGACGTTGCAGAGGGTAAAGATGGTGGTGACTATTCAGTATCTATAGTTATAGAAAAAGAAACAGGCAGACAGGTAGCAGAGTTGCATGGCCATTGGGAGCCTGATGTATTTGCTAAGAAAACTAAAAGACTTGGATTATATTATAATGATGCAGTTACAGGCATAGAAAGAAATAACCATGGACATGCAGTATTAAATACACTGATTAACTATGATATCTATGAAAATTTATATCATCATGTTAAATATAATAGTGTAACTGGGCAAGAAGAAAAAGAACCAGGTTTCCCTACTAATAAGCAAACTAAGCCTATTCTAGTATCTGACTTACAAGAAGGAATAAGAGAAGGATATTTAGATATTAGGTCTATTGAACTAATAGATGAATTAATTACATTTGTAAACTTAGGTAATGGCAAAATGGGAGCACAAGAAGGTTGCCATGATGATAGAGTCATGGCTTTTGGCATTGCTTTACAAGTAAGGAAGAATACTGTAGTAGATGAACCATTTTATGTATCATCATCAGAAAGATAATTAATTATTTGGAGGAGGTGAGAGATTGGGATTATTTGATTTTTTTAAAAAGAAAGAGGACTCTCCAGTAACGGTAGTAGTACAAACAAGGGATATTCTTAGTCATCCTTTTAGTGAACTAGATAAATATATACCTCTTAAAGTTGAATATAATCTATATAAATCTATGAGGGAAGCAGTACCTCTTTTAGATACTGCAATAAATAGAATTGTAAGACTGGTAGGTACATTTGATATTGAGTGCGAAAGTGATAGGCAAGAGGAAGAGATAAAAGAATTTTTAAATAATGTAAAAGTAAACTCTAATCAAATAGGTATCTATTCATTTGTGGAGTCTTACTTAGACCAACTTATAGAGTGTGGCAACTCTGCAGGAGAAATAATATTAAACAATGCTAAAAATGATATATATGCACTTAAAAATATCGATATTAGAACTATTAAATTAAAGCAAACTGATAATCCTCTTATACATTTGGTATGCCAAGAACAACAAGGGAAAATAGAACCTGTTGTATTACCTTACCAGGATTTAATATTGTTTACACCATTAGATCCAGAGGGAGACTCTCCTTATGGAATATCTTTATTTAGGTCAATGCCTTTCATGGTAAGTATACTATTAAAAATATTTACTGCTACAGATTTAAACTGGGAAAGATTTGGAAACCCGAGATATTCAGTAATATATAGACCAACTAATGATAATATGGAAATGAAAAAAGTAAAAGAAAGAACAAAAATGATTGAAGATGCTTTTAGTCAAACTATGAAAGATAGTAAAAAAGGCAAAGTTAGTGACTTTATAAGTGCAGGAGATATAGAAATAAAAGTAATAGGAGCAGACAATCAAATATTAGATAGCGAAGTACCAGTTAAGCAAGTATTAGAACAGTTAGTGGCTAAGACTGGACTACCACCATTTTTATTAGGCTTATCCTGGAGTACCACTGAAAGAATGTCACAACAACAAGCTGACTTCCTTACATCTGAATTAGATAACTATAGGGATGAAGTTACTCCTATGATTAAATATATTATTGATATGTGGCAAACTGTAACTGGTAAAAATATACCTTATGAAATAGTATGGGATGAAATAAATCTTCAAGATGCTGTTGAAATGGCAAGAGCTGATTTATTTAAACAGCAAGCTAGGTCAAAGGAAATAGAGAATATAATTAGGCTTAGAAATGAAAACATAATAGACCAAGATATTGCTGCTGAGGAATTAGGATATGATGAACCAGTGGGAGAAGCTCCACCAAGATTTTCTTTATTACCACCAGAAGAGAACCAGGAAGAGGATGAAGAAAGTAATAAGTCTATAGAGAATAATAAAGAAAAACATAAGGATTGCAGTTGCAATATAAACAAAAGTCCATTTAATTTACCACCTGAGGACCCTATTCAATTACAGATAGAGCAGGATACATTAAAAGGCTATATGAAATGCGTTAATAGGTTAGAGAAAAGAGTATTAGAATTGATTCCAATTTTAGAAGAAAGTAGTGAAGAAAATGGTGAGGGAAACAGTAAGTCATATAACATAGTAAAAGGTCTACCTCCAATTATTGAGGATAGAATTAAAGATGCTGTAAAAGATTTTGTAATAGAAATGATAGGGAGAGGTTCAGGAGATGAAACTATAGAATATTACGGTACCTATGGGCAATATTTACTTCATGCATTTGGTTATGGAACAATGAGAGGTAATCAAGTTATAAGAGAAGAATTTCCAGATGATGCAGCAGAAAGAAATGAAATTATAGCCAACTATAATCATCCTTATGTCCAGGAGCTATTAAGAAATGGAATGGAGTTGGTTAAGACTAAGGCTAAAGATAAAGAAGCTCAAGTAATAAATATAATGGCAGAACATGCTGCAGTAGGAGATAATCCTGTTGAATGGGCAAGAGATCTAGAATATAGATTAAAGAAATCCATATCAGGCGAAAGATGGTACTGGGAAAGACTTGCAAGGTCTGAAAGTGCTATGGCTATAGATAGAGCTGAAATGGCAGAATATGAAGCAGAAGGATTTTTCTATTGTGAATGGGATGCAGCTCCTGATGCTTGTCATATATGCTTATCTTTAGATGGTCAAATGTGGTCATTAGAAGATGCACCTAAGGTAGTCGAAGACACTCATCCACATTGCAGATGCAGAAAGAAGCCTAGAACTAAAAGACAATATGATGAATATATGGGAAATGTCTAAGGAGGTGAGAATTTGGACAAGGAAAAAGATGATCTTAAGCAACAGAAATTTCATTTAAAGGCTATGGTATCTACTAAACAAGCTGAGGAAGTAACAGATGAAGATATGGCTTTAATAAATAAACATACTAGGAGAGAACTTACAGCTGATGAAGTTTATATCTACCCTATAGTTTTGTGTGATAATGAAGTAGATAGGGACTATGAATACTTTACTAGAAAGGATTTAGAAATATTAGCTGATCTATTCGTAGGTAAAACCTTTATACAAGATCATTCTTGGAAAAGTGGAAATCAACACTCCAGGATATTTAAAGCTGAAGTAGTTAAAGTCCCAGGTAAGAATGTAGAAGGTGATTCCAAATTAAAAGGTAAACCATATTACCAATTAAAAGCTTGGGCATATACAGTTAAAAAAGGGCATGAGAGTTTAATAGAAGATATAGAAGCAGGAATACTTAAAGAAGTATCGGTTGGATTTTCTATTAGCGACCTAGAATGTGATATATGTGGTAATAGCTTTTATGATGGTGCTAACTGTAGCCATTGGCCAGGAAGAAGTTATAAAGTCAATGGAAAAGATTTAGTCTGCTATCTTCATATGAAGGAACCCAAGGAGGCTTATGAAGTTAGTTTTGTAGCAGTACCAGCTCAACCAATGGCAGGAGTAGTAAAAGGTGTTAAATTAGAAAAAGATACATTAAGAAAAAACAATGTAAATAAAGATAAACATGAAAAGAACTCGGAAAAAGAACCGAGTATTTTTTATGCCAAAATGTCAAAGAGAGGGGAGATATCATTGAAACATTTAAAAGGATTAATTAGTAAAGCTAAAGCTGAGAAAGCTGATGTAATTGAAATACCTGTTTCAGATTTAGAAAAAGATTTAGAGGTTTATGATGAAGCTATTGAAAAGGCAGAAGATGCTGAAAAGGAACTGAAGGAGTTAAAGCTTAAGGCAGCAATGGGAGAACAGTATATTGAGGACTTAAAGAAAGAATGTACTAGGCTAGGAAAAATGGCAGAAGGTGAAGCTTTCAATGAAGAAATGATGTCAAAGGTATTTGAAAAATGTGAAGTAGAAGAATTGAAAGAATTTAAGAGTCAGTATGAAAAGAAAGTAGATGAAAAATACCCACCAGCACCACAAATCAAGAACTATAAAGATGATGATAAATCTACTAAATCAGTAGATAACTCATGCTTTAAATAATAAAGGAGGTATGATTATATGTTGAGACCAGGAAGAGTGGATTTTAAAGGAATTAATGAATTAGTAGTTACCTTTAAAACTGATGATTCTTTAAAAGTAGAAGATGAAGGGAAATTAGTTAAGTCTGTTGATACAGATATAGTTGGTAAATGTGGAGATGGAGATTTGTTTCTAGGTGAAATGCTTAAGTTTGAAGAAAGAGGGACTTGCTCAGTAAGGATGGAAGGATACTTTGAGTTAGAGTATTCAGGAACAGCTCCAACAGTTGGCCATGGGCTTTTAGTATCTGATAAGGATGGAAAGGTTAAGGCTGCTACTGGTGAACCTGCTACGGGAGTGCTAGCAAGAATAGTGAGAGTAAATACAGATAAGAAGCTTGTAGGTTTCTTTATATAAAGGAGGTAATATAATATGGCATTTGATAATTTAAAGCTAGAAAAAGGAATATATCAAGAAGCAGTAAAGGAAAGAAAGTCCTTTACTCAAAAGTTAGAGGAACTAGATCCAACAGAACAATATAAAGGTACAGAACATGAAGGATTAGATGCATATCAAAGGCAATTAAAAAGGTTTGATATTAGAACTGCAGGAAGTAGCTCAGATGTAGTAGCAAAGTTTTATCAAACATACGAATCTACGTTATTGTTTCCAGAGTACATTGACAGGACTATAAGGGAAGGTATGGAAGAAGGTAATATATTAAATGATATAGTGGGAACATCAAGTAAGATAGATGCTATGCAATATACTGCTATTTATGCAGATACAATTAAAGATGAGGATATAGAGTTAACAGATATAGCCGAGGGAGCAGAATTTCCTGAAACTGAAATAAAACTTAGAGACCAAAATACTAAGTTTTATAAAAGGGGTAGGCTATTAAAGATATCATATGAAGCCTTAAAGCTTATGAAAATTGATATGTTCGCTTTACACTTAAGGAAGCTAGGAGTAGGAATAGGGAAACAACAATTAAGAGATGCTTTATATACTCTTATATATGGAGATGGAAATAAGAATGAAGCAAAAGTATTAACCATAGGTAAAGCTCCTATAGGTGGAACAGCTGGAAAGCTGACTTATGCTGAAATAGTTAAATTCTACATGGAGTTTAAACAAGAATATGATGTAAATACTGCATTAGCTCCTAAAGATGTTTTAACTACAATTCTATTAATGGAGGAATTTAAAGATCCTCAAGCAGGGTTTAATTTCCAAAAAACTGGAAAGATGGTAAACCCACTAGGTAGTAAGTGGTTAAGAGCAGATATCTTAGAAGATGGGACTATAATAGGCTTAGACAAGAGATTCTGTTTAGAAGAAGTTACTGTTGCCAATACCATGGTAGAATATGATAAAATCATAAATAGACAAATAGAAAGAGCTGCTGTATCTGAAATAAAAGGATTTAATAAAATCTATGCAGATTCAGCCAAGATACTTAAGCTAAAATAAGAGGTTATTAAAACCTCTTATTTGGTTTTAAGGAGGTAATACAATGATTGAAATAAAGGCTGAAAGGGTTAGAAAAAAGGCTAGGCTTGATGAAAGTTATGATATAGATATACAAGATACTATAGAAGAAATGATGCCATTTATAGAATCTAAAATAGATGAAGTATATCTAAATACTGATGATATTTCTATTCAATCTATTATCAACCTTGGAGCTACTGAAATAATCGTAGGTGAATTTATAAAAGAGCAATCTAATGATGAAGAGGATAGCGTTTCTCTTGGAGTAGGTCCTATAAAAATAGGTGAAAATAGTTCATCTAAAAATAGGATGAGTAGAGCAAAGGATTTTCTTGATAGTGGGTGGGAGAAGTTAAAGCCATACCTTAAAGATGAAGATCCTTTTTACTTTGGGATTATGTAGGTGATATTATGACTGCCAGATATAAAAGAATATTTGATAAGAAAACAGATAAGTTTGGCCAAAGTGCTACCCTCCATATTCATCCTATAGGAGAGAGATGTCCTTGTTATAATCCTAATACAGGCTATGGAGACCCTGAATATCATAGACAAAATCCACTAGAGCCTGATTGTGATGCTGAGTGTTATATAAATAGGGGGGGAAAAGATATATTACTCAAAGCTTTTATATTTCCAGCTAGTGATATAAGTAAAAAAGGCTTTGAAGAAATAGTTTTGGCTGCCATAGGACAGGTTCATAAAGATGATTATGTTTATGTAGGTAAATCTGATGTGGATATATTCAGCCTATCTGAAAGGGACTATTTACTTTATAAAAATAAAAGATGGAAAATAAAGAATCCTGATGTATATAAAATCGGAGATACAGATTTAACCTATGTTGCCTTACTAGAGCTTATAGGAGAGGATAAAAATGAGTAGTGGAATATTTGGTTTAGAAGAAGTATTGAGAGATTTAGATATGATTTCTGAGGATATAGATGAGGCTATGGATGAGATAGCCAAAGAAGTGGCTACTGAAATACAACAAAAAGCTATAGATAATGTTAATGGACCTAAGATAGGAAGCTCCAAAGGAAAGATATACAAGAAATATAAAGCGGTAGTGAAGCAAGGCTATCATCCTTACCCTGTTGCAGTTAGGACTGGAAGTCTTAAACGTTCATTAAAAATAAAAAAGATGGGCAAAGGAAGACGAAAAGTATTTGCTGATATGAACATAGCTAATTATGCTTGTCACGTTCATGATGGAACTTCTAGAATGAAATCAAGACCATTTTTAGATGATGCAGTTGATTATGTAATGGATAGTGGTAAATATTTAGATATAGCAGGGAAGATAATAGATGATATCTTAAATAAGTAGGTGATGATTAAGTGGATCATAATTCGCCAATAACTAGTGTAAAAAAATTACTAATAGATTTTTTAAAAGAGAAACAAGAATTAAACCATGTGGATATAAGAGAGAATTATATCAAGGTAAATACTGATTTACCTTTGAAAAAACCATTAATTACAATATCTAAAGGTAAGATGTTAACTAATCCTATATCATTTCAGGATTATATAGGAGAAGAATTTAACGAAGAAGAATATCAGTTTATAGAGACTAGAGGAAAAGAATTAAATCTTTATTATGATTTTCATATATGGAACAGTACTTCTCCAAAGCTTGGGGGAGAAACTGAAATAGAAAGAATTCAAGAAAGATTACAATTTATATTTGATTTTGAAAGTAATGCCATACCAGGTATTACTTTTTTTGAATTCAGAGAAGGTACTGCAACAGAAGATCCATTTGAAGAAGGATTATTTCATGCTAGATGTACTCTTCATATTAAAGCATTATGGAAGAGAGAGTTTAGATATGATGTAATAGATGAAATTGAACCACATGGAATTATAAAAGATGAATAGGAGGTAATACAATATGGCTATAAAAGATACACAAAGAGTAGGTGTGTTTAGTGAATCTACTGTATCTAAAGAAGTAATGGGTTTCCCTGGCACTTGTTGGCCAATGGGAATAGTTGCTCAGGTAGATAAGACAGTATATAAAGATAAAGAAATTAAGCCCTTTGCAATTCAAGTAAAAGAAGATGCTTATAACTTATTTGGGAAAGATAGTGAAATGTCAAAGCTGGTTGAAATAGTTACTCTTTTAGGAGTAAATAGGTTGATTTGTGTTCCAGTATTAGCACTAGCAGAGGGAGAAGTAACAAAGACAGAATATAAAGCTTCATTAGATATTCTTTACAATGAAGATGCTCCAAAGATAATTATAACAGACTCTCCAAATGCTGATGTGCATACGGAAATTAGAAATCATTGTGATAAGGCTTCATTGAATAGAAAAGAAAGAAGGGCACACATAGGAGCAACTGCTGATACAGTAGCAAATTGGACTAAATTAGCAAAACCTATTAATTCAGGAAGAGTTACTCTGTGGGGAAGTATTCCACTTAACTTGGAAGGTAATGTATATGAGGATTCAGTTTATTTAGCTGCAGCTTGTGCTGCTTATGATGCACTAGAATTAGATCCAGCTATGCCACTTCATAATATTCAACTTCATCCTGATTTATTTGGAGGTTTATACAATAGATTTGATGATGAGGACTTAGAAGCATTATATAGTAATGGTGTTGCTGCATGTAGAAATGTAAATGGTAGAATATTTATTGATAGATGGGTAACTACCTATACTCAAGATGATAGTATTTCTCCTGCAGTACCAGATGATAAATTCCAGGAAGGAACAGTAGCAAAGATTAAGGATTATATAGATGAAGGTATGAGAAATAACCTGGCAACAAGACATCCAAGGGTAAAAGCTAGTGTTAGTAAAATGAATGAAGTTAAAGCAGATAGCCAAAATTGGTTACTAGAGCAGGAAGAAAAAGAGATTATAGAAAATCCAAATGTCTATAAAATAGAAAGACAAAAGGACAAAAAGACTAGATTCCATGTTTACTATAGCTATGGTGTAGTATTACCACTTAATACAATATTCCTCCATGGCAAAGCTTTAGTATAGGAGGTGTGATAATTGAAAAGATTTAAGATGAACTTACAACTATTTGCTGATAATCCTAAGATACCAATTAGTGATGATATATATTTTAGAATTATCCAGAATGGAGTTTCTAAAAGAGTAGCAGTAGGTGAAAGCTATAGGGCTACTAAGACTAAAGAAACAAAGGCTCAGGAGGCATTTGGGGAAAGAGAGGCTGTAGCAACCTATGGTGGCAGGACAAACTATGAACTAGAAATATCTAGAGCATATGCCACTGATGAGGCTCTACAGGATGGAATATTTCTTGATGAACTAGAAGACTTTGATTTTATAATAGAAAAGCCTGACAGGACAGAGATATACTCTATGTGTAATTGGAGTGAAGTAGGAGAATCAGGAGAATTAAAGGATAAGGTAGTCGAAAATATGAGGTTTACAGCAGCTAGATTTAAGAGGATTATGAAATAGGGTGTAGTCAATATAGACTATGCCCTTAAATTTTAGGGGGTTATAGATATGTCTAAATTAGCAAATATGAGAAGAGGAATACCTGAACATAAAATAGTTGACTTTCCTGGTACTAAAGAAAAGGTTGCAATAGTTGCCTTAAATAATAGAGACATTATTGGGGCAAGAGAAAATGCAATGAAATATATAACAGATCATCCAGTTGATATGGATACAGCTGATTTAATATTAAATATGTTTACACTAAAAGAAGCAATGAGAAATCCTGAGAAACTAGAAGAATATTTTGTATTAGATTTTGAAGAAATAAATAATTATATGAACCCTAAGGAAGTTTATGAATTACACAATGTATTTGTTGAAGTACAGAATGGTAAAACTCCTGATTTAGAAGATTTAACTTCAGAAGAATTCGAAGATATTAAAAAAAAATTAGAGAAGATGGAAGTGAAAGAATTAGATGGAGAATTGCCGACTATTTTAAAGTACTTCCATCAGACCCTGACTTTGCAGGACTTAGTGAAGTGCAATTAACTTGGATATATGCAAATATGAAAATAGATGTAGATGAAAGAGTAGAAGGAATGTGTAATAAATGTAAAGCAGAGATTAAAAAACATAGGTGTACTAGATGTGGTGAGGAAATCAAGGAAGAAATTCATTCAATAAATAAGAACTTTGATGAAAGTAAATTTAAGAATTTGGCATTGGCAGGTGATATAAATGGCTAAAGAAAAAGAAGTTAATGTTATTATAGATGCTAAAAACAAGTCTAAGGGTGCGTTTTTAGAAGTGAAAAAAGACTTAAGAAGATTAGGAGATGAAAGTCAAAAAGGATTAAGTAAATTTTCAAAGTCTTTTGCTGACGCAGATAAGGTTATTTTTTCTTTTGCTGATAGAATGAAATGGATGGATAAATTGGCTAAGAGAACGTTTCAAGGCACTGCAGCTGCAGCAGGAGTATATATTGGAGCAACCTTAAGAGATTTTGCTCAACTGAATAATGGTATCTCAAAGGTAAATACCCTATATGATCAGACTGCTGATAGTCAAAGAAAAATGTATCAAGATTCAATAAAAATGTTTAGTCTAATTCCAACTAATTTTGAAAAGATAACACAAGGTATTTATGACACCATATCTGCAGGTGCTGACCCTAAAAATGCTACTATGTTTTCTAGAAAGTTTGGGATGGCAGGGGTAGCAGGAGATGCTGATATGGATGTAGTTACTAAAGCAGCTATGGGTACTATGAATGCTTTTAAGTTAGAAGCAAGAGATCTTACTAAAATATTGGACTTACAGTTTATGACTGTAAAAGATGGTATTACTAGCTATAGTGAGTTAGCTAGTTCGTTAGGTACTGGTGTATTAGCTAGTGCTAAAAGTTCAGGTATTACATTAGAAGAATTATATGGTTCTATAGCCATGATTACTAAAAATGCAATACCTGCTAATATTGCTACAACTTCATTAAATCAGATGTTTAATAAATTTACTGATACTAAGGCAATTAAAGAGTTCAAGAAATTTGGTGTAGAAATACAAGATGCTAAAAAGAATACAAGACCATTAATAGAGATATTAAAAGATTTATATGAACAATTTGATAAAAAGAAAATGACTAGCGAAGAAAGAAAAGGATATTTAAAAAAGATATTAGGTAGTGATGAAGCAGCTAGAGCTATATTACCTTTATTAAGTGATTTAAAAGAATTTCAAAAGATATTAAATGATATGGATAATTCTTCAGGAGCAATGAAAGATGCTTTTAGTGATAGATTAGAGAGTATGTCAACACAATTTAAGTTATTTTGGAATCAAATAAAAGGTATAGGACTGGAGCATATAATGACCTTGAATCCATTATTAGGTTCAATTATGGAGCCATGGATTAAAAAGGTTAAATTAGAGCTTGAAATAGAAGATTTAAAAGATTCCTTAGAGTCTACTGAAAATCCTCATACAAAGCAATTAATTAGACTTGAGATAGAAGATTTAGAGAAACAATTATCTTCTATGGACTTAACTCCTGCGGATAAATTTAAAGAAGCACTAGAAGAATCAGTAAAGGCATTAGATAAAATAAATCCTCCATTAGCTAAGTTTTTGGATACTATAGGGAACTTTGCTCTTAATTTTGTTGGTAAAGAGGGAGCAGAAAATAGAGAAAAAGCTGGTAATGTAGCTGAAACTGCAGTAAGAGTATATGGTGCTAAAAAGCTTGTAGATTCAATTAATTGGCTTAATAAAAATATTAATTTTCCAAACGGTAAGAAAGAGACTAGTATGCCAGAAAATCTTGCGAAAACTCTACAAACAACAAACATTAATTCTAACGTAGTTAATGTTTATGGAAAAAGTGTAAATAGCATGGGGACTGGAGGAGTGCCACCAGTGGTAGTTCAATCTAAACCCGAAGGTACTTTATCAAAAATTAATTCTAATACTAGTATGTTCAATGGGTTTGCTAAGGATTTTAGGACTGGAATTTATACTCCTAAAGAATATAGGGTAGGCGGAGAAAAATATAATGAATTTGAGGATAAATTTTTTAATAAAATAAAGGAGAAAAATTCTAAGAAAGATGTTTCAAATAACCTTAATAACTCAAGAAACAATATGAACCTTTATTCTTTAAGAGACGATAATGGTTTTAAGCTTAAACCTCTAAACTCTGCTGATGAAAGAAGTAAGGGGCAGACAAAAGAAGTTATAAACTTGATGAATACTAAACTTATGGATGAACTATTGAATATAAATAAGTTGCAAGATAAAATAAATAATATTAGTATGCAAAATCAAGTAACTGTAAATCCCCCAAATGTTAAAGTATATATTAATAATAAAGAAACTCCTGCTAGAACAGAAATAGACTATGCAAGAGTTGAAAAGCATTTTTATACTCAAGCAAAAAGGTATGGTAGACCAGATATGTAACAATATTAATCGGTTGCCGTAATTATCCACTAATGGTATTATTTAGATGATAATAACTTTTGGAGGGATTAAAATGAAAAAAAAAGTAACCGTATTGATAATGTTTCTACTTACGGCAATATTAATTGGATGTAGCTCCAATAAAGATGTAGATACATCTAATGACGTTAAATCAGTTACTCAAAATCATGAAAATAATGAAGATACTACGATATCAGAAGAAATAGAGTGGTATGAAGAGTACGATAATCCTAAGATATGGTTATCTTATTTTTGGAATCAAGATGCGAGCATTAATGAATTACAAAAAGAAAGTGCTGAATTTATTGATAAAAATGATAAATTGTTTCCTGCGACAAGCAAAGAGGAAGTAATTAACTTAATAGATAAAGATTTAGCTTATAAGCATATTGAAAAAACATATAAAAAATATGTTGATACTCTTTTTGATATAGAAGGTTATGTGGTAAATATCGAAGAAGGTAGTATAGAGGAGTTTGGCATTATAACAATATTGAACATTATAGATGATGATTTAAATAGCTATCAAGTCTTATATCTTGAGGAATTACCAGATATCTATAAAGAAGATATTGTATATTTAGTAGGTTTACCTATAGGCTTGGGTGGATTCGAAAATGTGTCTGGTGGATATACCAAAACAGTAGTTACCTTAGGAAGTTATATAGAGAAAATTGAATGATAAGAATAAAGACCACTGATAAAGTGGTCTTTTCTATGCCTAAAATCAGCTTTGGTCGGAGCTGATACAAAAAACAAGAGGGAGTAAAATCACTCTTGTTTTTTATATTTATAGCTTAATAATTTTAATTGGGATAATAGTTCTTTGGCAAAGTCTATTTTTTCTTTATCAGAAAGTTTATCCACATCAAAGCCACCAAACCCCATAATTACATTTTGTTCAAGAAGAAATTTTACGGCTTCTTCAGGGGTAGTAAATTCAATTGGCAAATGTGGTTCGTTATTGTACGGATTTTTAATGTCAGAAGTACCTATTAAATAATCTAATGAGACATTGAAAAAGTTACTGAGATGTTTTAAAACATCTTGATCAGGAAAGCGTCCATTATTTTCATAATTACTAATTGCTTTCTGTGATATATTCAAGGAATCTGCCAATGCTTGTTGAGACATTTTTTTAGAATTTCTTAATTGTTTTAACCTAGAACCAAAATCCATAATTATCACTCTCCATAAAAATATAATACCTTATTGTACTAAGAAAATAAACACTTTAGAACAAAAAGGGATAAAAACTATTGATAAGCACAAAATGTTCTGATAAGATAGTAAATGATAGAACGAATTGGGCTAACAGGGGGTGAAAAAATGAAACTAGACATAAATAAGATTAAATTAGAAAGAGCTAATCAAGGACTTACAATGGGTGAATTGGCTGAAAAAAGTGGATTAAATCTTAAGACTATATCTAAATTAGAAAATGGAAGTGATAGTTTAAGATTAGTTACAGTTGGAAAAGTAGCAAAAGCTTTAGGAAAAAGAATAGAGGACTTTGTAGTAAATGAAAAAAGATAGTTGCTTGTTTCACCGACCAAGGTAGCAACTATCTCATACCCAACAAATAAGTTGATAATTATATTATACCTCTTATTTGTTGGGAATTCAATAAAATAATAAGAATTGGAGGTATAGTAGTATGAATAAATTAATAAAGATTAATTATGATAATGATAGATATACAACTAGTGCTAGGGATTTATGGGAGTTTTTAGGTAAGCCTTATACTGAATTTCCAAAATGGTTTAATCATTATAAAGAATATGGATTTGCTGAAAACCTTGATTTTCGCGTAATCGACAGATTTGCCGATGACGTAAATGTATTTGGTGGCAAAAGGAAATTAACAGATTATGAAATAACTGTAGATATGGCTAAAGAATTAGCTATGTTACAGAAGTCAGAAAAAGGTAAAGTAGCTAGACAATATTTTATTGAGCTAGAAAAGAAATGGAATAGTCCTGAGGCTATAATGGCGAGAGCATTGAAAATGGCAGATATGAAAATAATGGAGTATCAAAATACAGTAACAAGTCTTGAAAATAAAATAGAACTGGACAAGCCAAAGGTAATCTTTGCAGATGCAGTAACAGCTTCTCATACGTCTATATTAATAGGGGAATTAGCTAAGATTTTAAGGCAAAATGATGTTCAAATAGGACAAAACAGATTATTTGAATGGCTAAGAAATAATGGTTATTTGATTAAAAGAAAAGGGACTGATTATAATATGCCAACTCAATATAGTATGGAATTAGGGCTATTTGAAGTGAAAGAAACATCTATAACTCATAGTGATGGGCATATTAGTATATCTAAGACATCTAAAGTCACAGGTAAGGGGCAAGTTATTTCATAAATAAGTTTAAAGCGAAACAAGACACCACTAAGGTAGGTGTTATATCATGAAACTTAAAGCAAGCTATAAATTTAATGATGATACAAATAGGATATGGAGGGAATATCACAAACAATTAACAGGAAGTGACTTTGTGGGATATGGATCTAACGGAAACTTATATGAAGCCATTGCAAAACATAATCCTGGATTTCAATCAGAAATATTGTATATTATGTTTGAAGAAGGATATAAAAAAGCAATGCTTGAGTTAAAGCGCTCTTAGTTGAGTGCTTTAATTATTTAACATGAAAGGTGGTGTTCGATTGAAATTATCACCATTAAAATATAAAGATTATACATGGCCAATAAATCCTACCACATATTCTTTACGGTTTGAAAAGAATACTGCTATACATCATTATCCTTATACCAATATTAATGAAGTAGATGATATTGGAATGAAACCTAGAGAAGTTTCAGGAGAAGGTGAATTTATTGGTGAAGGAGCATATGAAGAATTTAAAAAATTAGCTAGTGTATTTTATAATAATGGTCCAGGACAATTAATTCATCCTATATGGCAAATACAGCAAGCTATATTTAGTAGGCTAGAAGTAGCTCAAGAACCAACTCCTAACTATGTAAAGTACTATTTTGGATTTATAGAACATATGCCAGAGGTCAAAGTTCAGCAAAAGAAGTCAGTGATTGTTTCTAATACTACAGCTAAACCACAACAGAAAGTTAGTAATAAGACTTATATTGTGAAAAAAGGTGATACTATGTGGACTATAGCTAAAAAGAATAAAATGAGCCTTAAAACTCTTGTAGCTAAAAATCCCCAAATAAAAAATCTTAATCTAATTTATCCAGGGCAGAAAATAAACCTGTAGGTGATATTTATGTATGTAGAAGTTAATAGTAAAGTTAATAAAAAGACTTATGAAATAACTAGAATGAGTGAATATGATATTGAAACTTCATTAGATATTCCTGCAGACCATTTTAATATAATAATAGAAAATCCAGTAGATGATAAAGGATATGGGGTAAATGCCGATATATTTAATCCAAATGATAACTTTAAAATATCTGAATACTATGGAACTATACTCAATGGTATAGTTGATGATGTGGATGAGTACTGGGATGAAAATGGTTCTAAGATAGAGATAGGTGGAAGGGATATATCTATGTTGCTATTAGAAAATGATGCAGAACCTAGAACCTACAATAAGTTAAAACTAAGTGCATTTATCAATAAAATAGCTGGTTTTTATGGATTTAAGGCTAAGGTTAATTCTAAGTATGATAAGGTAATCAATAAAATAGTAGTGGAAGTAGGAGATAGTGAGTGGGATGCTATATTCAGAGAAACTAAAAAATTAGGTATGTGGTTATGGTGTACTCCTGATGGAACTCTTGTAGCTGATGTATTAAATTATAGTGGATCTCCTAGCTATAAGTTTAGTAATGATTTATCTATAGAAGCAATAAGAATGAAAAGATTTAGTAAAAAGAAAAGAGGAGCAGATATTAAAAGCGAGGTATGGGTAAGAGGGTATGGAGGTAGCTCATTTATTTCTAAATTTAAAGATGAAGCATTAACTGCATTAGGATATAGACGAAGAATGATAATGGAAGATGGAGATGCTAAGAGCATATTAAAAGGTCAAGAAATAGCTAAAAGATATATTCAAGAGAGGAAAAGAGGTAGCTTTGAAATTGAGATTACTATAAATGGTAAACATTCCATAGAAACAAATAAAACTGCATATGTAAAAGATAAAGCCACTCGTACTGAGGGGATTTTTTTTATTGTAGGAGTTAGGGATAAAAAGAATGATAATATTGGTCATGAAAAAATTATAAGATTAAGACCACTATGGGAGGGATTATAATGAGTTATCAAAGAGCTAGGGAAAGACAGTCAAGACAAGGGCATTATAATACTTCTGAATTAGGTAATGTAACAAGCAGTGGAAAAGAGATAAATGTTTTGGGAGTAGGTGAATATAGAGAAGTACCTCTTATAGCTCCTTTTGGTATACGTTGGAATCCTCCTTCTGGTGCAAGTGTCCAGCTAGTTAAGAACTGGAGCATGGGTACAAATATAGTAGCAGTAGGAACTATAGTAGATGAAGAAATAGAACCGGGAGAAGTAGAATTATATTCTATAGGTGGAGCTAAGGTTCAACTTAAAAATGATGGATCTGTAATAATAAATGGGCATTTTAAGATAAATCCAGACGGTACTACTGAAAGAATTTAGGTGGTGGTTAAATTGATTGACTTTAAATTAGAAAATGGTGATTTAGTTAGGAAAGGGTTAGGAGATTTACAAGTGATTGAAGGAATTGAAGCTAAAAAACAATCTATGTTAATAAGACTTATAATTGAAAGAGGGAGTTTTATCTATGATGAAGATTTAGGCAGCAGACTAAAGCTATTATATAGAGAAAAAACTTCTAGGATTCCATCAATGGCAGATTCATATGTTAGAGAAGCATTAAAACCTGAGGAGGATATAAAAGTCATAAAAGTAGAAGTTAAATGGCTAGATAAGAAAAAGATTCTTATTCTAGTCTATTTTATTTGGAATGAAATTCAGAATAGTTTGGAGGTGGTAATATGAGTGATTTTATATTTAAATCTCATGAGGAAATAGTCGAGGAAATGCTTATAGACTTTGCTAAGGAATTAGGAGTAGAGAATATATCTAGTGCTAGTGATATAGTAATAAAAGCTAAAGTATATGCAGCACAAATTGAAGGAATATATTATAATCAAGCTTTCATCCTTAAACAAAGTAATCCTACAACTGCAACTGATGAGTACCTTGATATGTGGGGAAAAGGAATGAATATAGGAGAGAGAAAACAATCTACAAAGGCTATAGGTACTGTTATATTTGGTAGAAAACAACCTAGTCAAAAAGATATATTAATTCCAGAAGGAACTATGTTTTCAACTGATATAGAAGTATATGGAAAGTTGATTAATGGAATAACTACTGAAAAAGCAATACTACCTGCAGGTCAAATTGAAATATTAGTTCCAGGTAAAACTATCGAAACAGGAGAAGAAACAAATGTACCTCCAGGAGCATTTACTATTATAAATAATCCACCTATAGGAATTGAGTATGTTAGAAATGACGAGGGTTTTAAAGATGGTTCAGAAAGAGAAGAAGATGAAGAATATAGAAGTAGGTTTAAGAAGGATAAGTTTTATGGTACAGAGGATGCTTTTGCCAATAGAGCTAGAGAAGTAGATGGAGTGGTATTTGCTAAGACTTTAGAATTGAATAGAGGATCAGGAACAACAGATGTACTTATAGCTGCAGCTAATGGAATTCCTTCTGATGATTTAGTTCAAAGAACATTAAAACATTTATTAGAAAAAAGACCTATTTGTTGTGACTTAGGAGTTATCAAACCCAAAGCTTATATATTTAATACAAGTATCAGGGTTACATTGAAAGAAGGGTTTACTTTAGAGTCAATTATTGAAGGTATAACAATTCTTGAAAGGATAAAACAAGCTATAAGAGTATATTTAAAAACTGTTGGTATAGGTGGCACTATAAGAAAAATGGGTTTAGCTAACGCAATTTATGATTTAGGAGAAGTAATAGATGTCGAAGTGATGGATCCTGTAGAAAACATACAACTAAGTGGGAATGCTATAACCCAGGAAGGTGAGTTTAATGTCACAACTTAGTTATAAGGAAATTATAGAAAATCAATTACCAAGGAACCTATATAAAAGTAGGGACATAGAATCACAAACTATAGGAAATTCATTAGATAAGGTACAAAATGATATTGATGATTTAGAAAAGGAAGTTAATCCAATAACTGCAGTAAGTAAAGGATTTGAACAATGGGAAAGATTTTTCAAACTTCCTTCTAATGTGGAAGATAGCATAGAAATTAGAAAAGCAAGAGTAATAGCTGAATTAATACAGTTTATGTCTGACGAAAATATCATAAGAAAAGATGAAATGGAAGCGATATTATCTTTCTTTGGGCAAGTGGAAATTATAGAACATTTTGCAGAGTATGTTTTTGATGTGGTGTTTATGAATGTAAAAACTCTAAATATAAATGAAATAGTAAAGGTAATTAAAAAAATTAAACCTTCTTGGCTTGATTATAGGCTTAATACTCAATATTCAAAAGAACTACAACTTCAAACTAAACAAGAAACATATCCAATTAATTATAACAGATGTGGTAACTTCCTTTGTGGAACTAAACCTTATGTTCAAACAGAAGGAATAGGCTTTAATACTCAACTTAATGTAAATACAAATAAAACCAATACTTCTCAAAGATATAAACTTACAGGGACTTTTAAAAGTGGGGAGGCGAAACTATGATTACTCCAGAAGGAATACAAGAAATAGCAAAAAGCATATTAGATTTAGTTGATTATGCAGAAATACAAATAAAAGAAGAAACTAAAGAGTTGCAGCTATATAAGACCTCAATAGATAAAGATACACTTAAAGTATTTATAATGCTTGATGATACTGTAGTCGGAGATATTAAAAACATTAAATTAATAGGTAAAAGTGGAAATGTACTACTAGAGAACCCTCAGGAAATAGTTAAAAATGCTACAAAGGGACTTCTAGTAGTATTTTCTATTAAAGTAGTGGAGGTGGCACAATGACAGATGCATATAAAAAGCAGATATGGCAAGCCCATATAGTAGAAAGACCAGGAACATTCAGAGAAGTACAAAACCCAGATGGAACTGTAACACATATTGCTGAAGAAGGAGAAATTATTCAAGGTGGCAGTCCATTTAGTGCCAATAGAATGAATCATATAGAAGATGGTATATATAATGCTAGTAAACAAGCTAACACTAATAAAGACGATATAACTTCCTTGGCAGTGGAAGTAGCAATACTTAAAAATGCAAGCTTGAATAATTTTACCCATAATATATTTATGGTGAATTTTGCGAATTTAGACAGTGTTGAGTTAAGTCATGGGGTTTATGATGAAGCTGGAAAAAGGGTGGTGATTTAGATGGGGTGGAAAACAATTAGAACAACAGTATCATCAAATTCTTTTGAGGCAAAATATGACCCTCATGAAATGAAGGTTGAGTTAGCTTATGATAAGTATGATGGAATTTTTGCTAGATGTAGAGCTGGATATACTGATCATTATGCACCAGGAGGTACCTGGGGATATGAAAAAAAAGAAGGTGCTACTTATGAGCCTGTTCTTAGTGGCAGTAGACCAAACTATACAATAAGTCTTGTTGAAATAACACAAGTATATGTTAGTGAGCCACCATCAACACCTTCATCAATTACAGTACCTACCACAGTTAAAGGCGGAGAACAGGTTAATATTTCTTGGAGTATTGGTTCAGGAGCAACAAGTTATTATTTAGAAAGAAGTATAAATGGTGGTAGTTGGATTCAAGTTTACTCAGGCAGTAGTAGAAGTTATACAGATACCATTACTAAGGGGTGGAATACTATAGCATATAGAGTTAGGGCTTACAATAGTGATGGATATAGTGGATATACCACATCACCTACTAGAACAGTAATAAATAATACTCCACCTACAATAAGTGGACAAGACACAGACTTAGGAGACAAGAATCTTGGATTTGTAATTTCATACCAAGTAGATGATGTAGATATTTCTGATACACTAATTGTAACAGAGAAATTAAATGGCTCCACAATTAAAGCCATAAATGGAGCACCTAGAAAACAGAATCTAGAGATAGAAATCACAAATGAAAAGTTATTCTCCTTACCTTTAAATTCAGATAATACTATAGAAATAAAGGTTGATGATGGACAAAGCGGTATAGCCTATAGAAGATATACTTTCCGTAGGACGAATACTGCTCCTATCATATCAGGACAAGATGAAGATTTAGGACAGAAAACAGAACCGTTTAGTATAGATTTTTCTGTGACTGATAATGAAGGTAATGCAATTACAGTAAAAACATATCTAAACAATATATTGAAAGAAGAATATCAAGTTACAGACGGGGCAACAAATACATTTACTATTAATAAGGAGGATTGGTACAAGCTACCTATAGGTCAACATAGTATTAAAATTGAAGCTATAGACGAACATGGAGCTACAGCAATAAGAAACTATACCTTCACTAGATTTGACGATAAAATCCAATTTACACTTAAAGCTCCTATTGAAACAGATATCATGGCTACAAAAATATTAGTTACTCCAACATGGATAATACCTACAGGAGCAGTAGCAAAAGTAGAAGCTTGTAACAATGCCTTTGATGAAAATCCAACATGGGAGGATATAACTTCTCAAGTCCTTATAAGTAGACACTATAACTTCATAAATAATACTAAAACAGCAAATAAGTGGGGAATTAATATAAGATTTACAGTGGAGAAGGGAACAGCTAAAGAGCAAGTAGTCATAAATGGATTTGGAGGTGCTTTTGAATAATGGAGATAATTAATAAGAAACCTCTTAGTGAAATCAAAGAAGAAAAAGAAATTGAGAAAAATGAAATGCAAGCAGATATATTTGAAGTAGTAGCTTGCTTGTATGAAGAAATAGAAGGAATTAGAGCAGAGGTTGTAACTCTAAAAGCTAAAATAGAAGGAGGTGCAAAACAATGACAGTAAAAGAGTATATGATTCCTGTATATGGACTTTTAGTTAAAACAGGTAAGAGAGAAATAGAAAGTATTCCAGGAGTATATCAGATTCTAGTTGCTGAGTTTTTAGCCGTACAAATTGAAGGAGAATAGCAGCACAAGAGAAGGGCAATAGACTAGAGATAGTCTTTTAATGTAAATTTTGGAAGACTCTATGAAAGATGAGTTAATAAATATATAATATTTCAAATAGCGTTTACATTTTAAACTATTCATTTGTTGAGAGAAAATAGTAAAAAAGACAAGTGTTAATAATTTAAAAAGATGAGGTGACATAATGAGTAATATTGTAAAAGAAAATGAAAGAGAATTTGAATTATCTGGTATATTAGAATGGCATAAAAGAGGATATACAGGAAAAGGCATAAAAATAGCTAACATGGAATCTTGTAACCTAGACGCATGGTGTCATGATGGTAAAATAATAGATCCATTTAATAATAAACAAAATAAATTTGAAAATTCACACGGAAATCAAACAGCAAATATTCTTCATCAGGTTGCTCCTGATAGTAAAATATATATTCTAAATAATGGCGGAGTATATATAAATGGAAAAGTAGAAGGGAAATTTATAGAAGAATCTATTCCACATATAATAAATTCAGGAATTAGTTTAGTTAATGCATCTTTGGGCGGAGTGGATAACGACATATTAAATGAAAATATAAGAGCTGCTCAAGAAGAAGGGGTAACATTTTGTACTTCTGCCGGAAATGGAGGATATAGAGATATAAGTGGATATTCTAATTCAGGTGTTTGGATTGCAGTAGGTGCAGTACACTTATCTAAAAGAAATGGAATTAATATTGCTGAATACTCTAGTAAATGCGGAGTAGTAGATTTTGTTCAATTTAGTGGAATTTATGCTAATGATATTAGACCTACTCATAAAGATAGAACTATATATGTATCAGGTACAAGTTTTTCAAGCCCTATGTTATGCGGAATGTTAGCATTAGTTCAACAATTATTCCAGGAGAAAGCTGGACAAACATTAAATCAGGATGAGTTGTATCAATTTATGTTGGATAATTCTATAGATTTAGGGAAAAAAGGTAAGGACATAGAATATGGACATGGTTTATTCATATTACCAAATCCAGATGAAATTGATATGGAAAAATATATAAATCAGAAACAAGAGGAGGTAGATGATAATATGGATTTTAAAGATGTTAAGCCTGATAATTGGTTTTATAAAGCAGTAAATTGGGCTGCAAAGCATGGGATAATGAAAGGTTATAAAGATGGGACATTTAGACCAAACCAACCAATGACGAGGGCAGAATATGCTCAAGCAGAGTACAATAAAAAACATAAACAACATTAGAAGGTATTGAATCCTTCTTTTTTTATGCAAATTTTGGAGGTGTAAAAGTGGAAAACAATTTTACAATATGGACAAAGAGGATTTTATTATTAATAGGAGGTGCAATAACTACAATATTAGGAGGCTGGGATATGCTTTTGAAAACATTAGTAGGCTTAGTAATTGCAGATTATATATTAGGTGTCACAGCTGCAGGAATAAATAGTGAAGTAAATTCAAGGGTAGGATTTAAAGGAATATTTAAAAAGGTTATGTTATTTGTTCCAGTTGGAGTAGCTTACTCATTGGATCAAGTCTTAGAGAGTGAAATTTTGAGAAATATGGCTATATGGTTTTATATTGGCAATGAGGGCATTTCTATAATTGAAAACTTAAGCAAAGCAGGAGTACCTTTCCCTAACTTTGTGAAAGAGTTATTAGTACAATTAAAGGAATCAAGTGACAAAGGGGAAATGATAAAATGAAATTAATAGCAATAGATAATGGTCATGGACTTAATACTCCTGGTAAAAGAACACCAGCATTTCCTGGAACGAATAAAGTAATAAAAGAATGGGAATTTAATTATCCTACAGCTAAGAAGTTAGGAGAATTACTTAAACTAAATGGATTTAATATATTATTTGTTAGTGATACAGAGGAAGATACTCCTTTAAGAACTAAAACAGATAGAGCTAATAATGCTAAGGCAGATGCCTATGTATCAATTCATTTTAATGCTTTTAATGCAATATGGGGTAGTCATGGAGGAATAGAAACTTATCATCACCCTAGTTCAATAAAAGGTAAGGAATTGGCAGAATTAGTTCAGAAAGAACTAATTAAAGAAACAGGACTAAGAAATAGGGGAATAAAATCAGCTAATTTTCAGGTGTTAAGAGAAACAAAGATGGTATCCATATTAGCAGAATGTGGATTTATGGACAATTTAGAAGAAGCTAAACTAATGCTAAATGAAAATTATCAGATGAAATGTGCTAGAGCTATAGCTAAAGGTATATGTAAGTATTTTGGTGTTGAATATAAGGAAGAAATACAAAAGAAAAATGAACCTTCTCAATGGGGTAAAGATGATTGGGAATGGGGAATTAAAGAAGGCATTACTGATGGTAAAAATCCTCAAGGTATACCTACAAGGGAACAAGTAGTATCTATGATAAGAAGAAGTAAGACCCTGGAATAA